GAGTTACCTTTCTAAAACTAAAGATGAATATTTAGTTAAAGATCCTAACCTAAATATTCACTTTAAAATAATAAATGGTGTACGCTACTGGCTTACACCTCCTCCTTCAGACTATAAAAAATGAAACCAGTTAGAAAATCTGTAGAAAAATTACGCAAACTTAAACAAATTAGACGTAAAAACCTAGAAAAAAATTTTTTAGAAATACAAATGAAAGGGCAAGATCATTATGTTTTTATTAAAGAAAATGGTAAAGCTCAAGTAGTTTATGATGAAGGTCGTTGGGTTACAGAACATATAAGAACTGCAATCCTTAAATACAATTATGAAATTGACAAAATAGATAAATTATTTATCAGAGACTTTACTGATGAAGAAATTAACGAATACGAAAAAACTTTGCGATAGGGTTTCTTGGCTTTCTTTTTCTCATTTCGACAACAACACGATTAGCTTCTAATTCTATAAGTCTATTTAAAAGTGAAGCCATAAAAATATCTTGGTCAAACTTCTTCCTGACCATATGTGTGCAATATCTTTTTACGTTATCTAAATCATTACTTTTCATTATTTCTCTACATTGCATTTCAATTTCTAGTTCCAACTCTGGAGGTGCTGGTTCTATATCAATGTTGAGGAATTTAGTAATTTTCATT